GGCCAATCTTTATAGCCCGCCAGACAGTGTTAAAAGGCATATCCCGTGACCCTGACCTAGCCCTGAAGTTCCTCGAACGCCGCAAGAAAAGCGAGTTCAGCTTACGAACTGAGCTAACTGGCAAAGACGGAAAAGACTTACCAGTACCAATCCTCGGAAGTGCTAGTATTAACGTCATATCAGGTGTTAAAACAGAAGATAATGCTAAGTTTATTGAAGCAAGTGTCGAAAAAGACGGCGATATATAGAAAGCCATGATATAAATGTTCATTCCTACTACCGCTACACATAAGATACTTAAACTTCGCCAGGACATCCGCTTAGTTGCTGGTGGTACTTCTGCCGGTAAGACCATATCTATCTTGCAGGTGCTTATCGACACAGCCCAGTCACGCCATAACCTATTGATCGACACAGTTTCGGAAACTATGCCACACATGCGCGGCGGGGCCATGCTCGACTTCGAGAACATCATGAAAGAGCAGGGCTACTGGAAAGAGGAGCGCTGGAATAAGACCTTCACGACCTACACATTTGAGACGGGCACGAAGATTCACTTCTTCTCAGCCGATGCGCCAAGCAAAGCCCACGGCCCAAGACGAGACATACTTTTCATCAATGAGGGCAACAACATACCTTGGCCTATTGTCGATCACCTAATGGTTCGTACCCGCGAAACTGTCTGGGTAGACTGGAACCCGAGTAGTGAGTACTGGGCCTACACTGAGATTATGGACAACGTAGCTTACAAGGGCGGTTATGACTTCATCACCCTTACTTACCTAGATAACGAAGCCCTCGACGATAAGACCATCAAGCGGATTGAAGCTCACAAGTCTAACTCTATGTGGTGGCAAGTCTACGGACTCGGACTCTTAGGGGAGATAGAGGGGCGTATCTTCACTGATTGGGCGTGGATTGATGACATTCCACACGAAGCCAAGTTTGTTAAGCGTGGACTGGATTTTGGATTCACTAATGACCCCACCGGGATACTATCAATTTATGAGTATAACGGTGGCTTTATCTTTGACGAGGAGTGCTACCAGTACGGCATGAGTAATGAGGCTATCAATACCCATGTTAGGTCACTAAAAGACTGGAAACGGTTAATCGTTGCCGATAGTTCAGAGCCAAAGAGCATTGCCCGGCTACAAGAACTAGGGCTAAATATTATTCCAGCCGTTAAAGGGGCCGACTCAATAAATGTTGGTATTGATTTCAT